GCTTAATTCATCGATCCTTCGTTCAACTGCTATCCTGTCATCCACCACATCGTCCAATTTTTCAAGGAAAAGTCTTTGAATATTGAGAAAGTTATCTAACTTCTCAAAATCTTTACTCCGGGGGGGCTGTAAAGCCAAGAACCCTTTAAGTAAATTTTTCTCTTCCGTAATCAGACGATCCAGTATATTGGATCTAAGCAGATGGGGCCTGTCTCTAATGTAGTCTATGTAGCTTGACCATAAAATGGCAGCATTAACTATATTTAGTATTATAAAAGACAGGGGTGATCCCATCAATTGACCATGCGTCTGTTTAACAGTACACTTCTCACATCCACCTCTATGTTCCTCGCACAACCATGGCTTTTTAGGGTCATAATCATAACAAGGGTAATAGAGATCGTGGTTACCAGTTGTTGCATCGATACACTTAGAAAACGCAGCATGAGAGATCTCTCCCGCACACTCCATATTCTTCTTAAGAATATCAGCACAGCACCTAGTTAAGTAAGGATGCATACCATCAGTCGCAGACTTATAGTCGATTGATTCGAAGAATTCAAACCAAATTTGTCCGTCCACTTTTATCACCGACCTCCCGCGGAACTGTCTCATTAGCTCATGTGAGTTTCTCTCGCCAATCAGTCTGAAGTAAGATTTTTTTTTTAATTTTTTATGAAGACTGCGTTGGCAGAGGCGACCCATATGATAATAATGAGCTTCACCGCAAGTGATTGGCCTAACCTTGAAAGGTTCTAGGACTAAGTACACTTTAGCTTTGATTGGATTTATACGATCATTGCGCTCAGGAGATAACTCTTTACAATAGTTGTCAGCAAATCGAAAGTTCATTTCGTAACCGTCATGTGGAATACTTATTTCTAAATATTTACCCGTATCGACGTATGTTAATGAATCAATGACAAGCTGTCTGACTAAAGTAGGGGGATGATAATCACCCTTAAGAATCTTCATAGAAGGTAAGCCGTCCTCTGATATTGTTGCTACGCACCCAATATCGACTAGTACCGGTGTCCGAATAGTATTACCTTTTTCGTCCAAAAATTTTGTGTACTCTTGCTTAACTACCTCCTTTAACATGTTGTGTGCACCACCGTTGACCCTAGTTCCATCGAAATGGGCCGACGCGCTTGGTGGCAGATGTTCCGCTGGGGACCACTTACCTATGCACTTATCCGTTAGGATTTTCACACAGGCTGCGATCTGCAGCAACTTTTCGTTCTCGTTGGGGTCTAATGACTTTCCTTTATATTGAGCACCTCTCATATTGGCCTTGTGGTCCTTTGTCGCAGCCGCTTGCTTCTTAAGCGAAACAGCTGGACATGCCCGTTTGCAATTCATTAATGAATAGCAGAAATCGGTAACCCTCTGGTCAGTATTGAGCTGATCTTTATAAGCTCGTCTCCATCCCCTCGAGATCCATCTTTGCACACGCCCACCAATAATTATTCCATCAAGCTCCTCACCTGGTAAACATTCAGGTCTTGGAGGTAACTCGACTTGTCCTAGCGCCTTAGAGTACGCGCAAGCTGACTGGAATTTGAAAACGTCCTCCATGCAGTCCTTTATTGCTAAAAAAATGTATTTCAGATAGAATTTCAAAATCTGGAAATTATGTGGTAGGTTTTTCATTCCACACTTAACAACTATCACATCTAGAACGGCCCTTGTGAGCTGGAATGCTTTGTTCCAGGACTCGACCATAAGTTCTTTGATAGTCATGACCTCTTTCTCAGGGCGATTGGAGCGGGATCTTTTGGCTTTGAGCCTATCCAACTTCTCCTTTCGTAACTTAACCTCCCTGAGAGTGATGATTCCACCTCTAAACTCTTGCAATTCACTTGGGGTGATATACTTAAAAAGTATATCATCCTCGGTGAGTCTCAACGCG